TTTAGTTTCAGCATTTAGTGGTACTCCAGACTTTTATCAATTTGATGTAAGAGGAACATCTAACTTAGATACTACTGTAACATCATCTAGAGAAAATGGTACTACATTCTACACACAAACATTAACACTACAACTACAATATTATGATAGAGCAACAAGTGAACAAATTAAGTTATTAGCTGTAGGTAGACCACACATTGTAGTGGTAGATGCAGATGATAATTACTTATTAGTTGGGAGAGTAAATGGTGGAGAGCTGACTACTGGTAATTTTACAGTAGGAGCTAATATGGGTGATTTCAATGGTTTTAATTTAACTTTTGAAGCACTAGAAACTGCACCTCCTGACTTTGTAACCAGTACAGTTGTAACAGCATTAGCTAGTTCAACTCAAATAAGTACTTTTCCTACATCATAATAGTTAAGTGTTTTTCTAATTAAAGGGGGTCATCTGATCCTCTTTTTTTTTACAAAAAACTTTACACTTTATAAAAAACTATAAAAACAGCATTATATAAGTATGATATATTTAAGTGATGCAACATCTGCACAAACCTTTACATTTATACCAGAGGCATTTGTAATTAATGCAAGACTAGAAGTAAGAGATGAAGAAACTGGTATTAAGCAAACACATTTAGTACCTATAACAAGACTAAGTGGATATGCAGCAATAAATGTTGCTTTAACATTACAACAAGAAAAGTTTTATGAACTTAAAGTTATATCAGTAGGTTCTAACTGGGAAGATGTTACACAGTTTTGGAACTTGTTAAGTGTAAATTGGGAAGATGGGATTACAAGGTCTGGAAGTGCTTGGAATTTTGCTACTAATTCTTGGAATGAAACAACTGGGAATTGGGATACAGCTAGACAGCCAAAAGATTTAATAATATACAGAGACAGGATCTTCTGTACTAATCAGACAATATCTCAAGGAGCAAATGAATATTACAATGTTTACAAAGATGTTTATAAAACAAGCACATCTGGGACAAATAAATATAAAGTATATAATGCATAATTATGAGTAGACAACACAGAAGACCAAAATTTGAAGGTGATATTAGAGTAGTAGAGTTACAAGCATATACAGCTCCAAAGATAATAGAAGACCCAAGAAAAGATTTTGTAATGTATGGTGAAGATAATAACTATTATCAGTATTTAATTGATATATATAATGGTTCACCTACAAATCATGCTTGTATCAATGGTATAAGTGAAATGATTTATGGTAAAGGATTAGATGCTACAGATTCTAGTACTAAACCAGATGAGTATGCACAGATGATAGCATTACTTAAGAAAGATGTGATCAGAAAAGTTATATATGACTACTATCTAATGGGTGGTGCAGCTATGCAAATCATATATGGCAAGGGTAGAAAGAAAATTGTACAAGTTGAACACATACCAGTAGAGACACTAAGGGCAGAAAAAGCTGGTGAAAGTGGAGAGATAGAGGGATACTATTATTTCCCAGATTGGACTGAGTATAAAAGTTCATCAGAGCCTACTAGAATACCTGCTTTTGGTACATCTAAAGAGCCTAGAGAAATATTATTTATCAAACCTTATAAATCTGGATATTATTACTATAGTCCTCCAGCATATACTGGTGGATTACAGTATGCAGAACTAGAAGGTGAGATAAGTAACTTTCATATGAACAATATCAAGAATGGATTGTCTCCTAGCATGATCATAAATATGAATAATGGGATACCTAATGAAGAAGAAAGGTCTCTAATTGAAAAGAAAATATCAGATAAGTTTAGTGGCTCTAGTAATGCTGGTAAATTTATACTATCATTTAATGATAACACAGATAGTCAAGCTACTATTGAACCAATACAGTTATCAGATGCACACCAACAGTATCAATTTCTATCAACTGAATCTCAAGAGAAGATTCTGGTTGCACATAGAATTGTATCACCAATGTTATTAGGTGTGAAAAACAATACTGGTTTAGGTAACAATGCAGATGAATTAGAAAAAGCATCTATACTTATGGATAATATGGTGATCAGACCATTTCAAAATCTTATGATTGATGCATTTGATAAGATACTAGCTTTTAACAATGTTACTTTAAAGCTATACTTTAAAACACTACAGCCTTTAGAGTTTACAGACTTAACTAATGTAGCAGATAAAGAAACAAGAGAAGAAGAAACTGGACAAAAGCTAAGCCTAAAAAAGAATAATGTAGAAATACATAGAGTAAATGAAATACTTACTAAGGATTTAGCTAAACAGCTCATAGCATTAGGAGAAGAAGAAGACTTAGAAACTTGGGATGTAATCTCTGAACAAGAAGTAGATTATGAGAATGATGATAAGTTAAATCAAATGCTAGAACTTGCTAGTGCAGAAGACATAAAATCTACTAAAGAAAAAAAGAGTGAAGATGATAAAGCATTATTTAAAGTAAGATATAGATATACTGGTGGTGTTAGAAAGAACACTAGAGATTTCTGTAGAGTATTATTTAATGCTAAAAAGATTTATAGAAAAGAAGATATACAATCTATGGATAATGTTCCAGTAAATGCTGGATTTGGAAAAGGAGGCACAGACACATACAGTATATGGTTATATAAAGGTGGACCTAACTGTTATCACAAATGGACTAGAGTAGTTTACTTTAGAAAAAGAAACCCAGATGGTACATTTATGCCTAATCAGGGTCTGCAAAATGATAAAGTAGTTTCAGAAAGTGAAGCTAGAAGTCAAGGATTTAAACCAGCTAAAATTGGTAAGGCTGGAATAGCTCCTAGAGATATGGACAATCAAGGATATGCAACATCAAAAAAGAATAGGAAGTAATGGCAAAAGTTTTATTTATAAATAGAAATGATTTAGTAAAAAATACCATAATTGATGGTAATGTCCAGGCAGATAAGTTAATGCATTTTATAGAGATTGCACAAACTATTCACATACAGAACTATCTAGGTACAGATTTATATGAAAAAATTAAAACATTAATTGATACAGATACAATATCTGGTACAGTTTATGAAACTCTATTAGTCAATTATGTACAGCCTATGCTAATACATTATGCTATGGTTGATTTTCTTCCATTTCATTCTTACCAAATTAAGAATGGTGGAATATTTAAACATGTTTCTGAAAATGCAGAGACAGTAGAAAAGGCAGAAGTAGATTATTTAGTTGAAAAAGAAAGAAGTTTAGCTGAATATTATACTAGAAGGTTTATACAATTCATGGATTTTAATCAAAGCAGTTATCCTGAATATACATCTAACACAAATGATGATATTTATCCTGACAGAGATGAGCCTACATTTCAAGGTTGGGTGCTATAAAACAAGAGTATGAAAATATATAAACCTAAAGAAAAAAACATTATAAAGTTAATGAGATATATTAATAACAAATTTAAAATAAATAAAAATGGCAAGTAGTTTAACAGGAATATCTATTGCATCAAGTTATGATTCACTACTAAAAGTTGGAGATAATGATGGATTATCAGCTAGTTTACAGGTGATTTCTGATGGTTTGGGAACAGAAACAGGGATTAGCCTTAACAATGCAGGAGATTTAACAGCAACAGGCACTATAACAGCTAACAGCTTTGTAGGAGACCTTAGTGGTAATATCTCAGGAAACTCTACAATATCAGGAACACTTACTTTTGGATCATTATCTGATGGTACAATAACAATAACAGATATAAAAGATGAGGATAACATGTCCTCTGATAGTGCAACAGCACTAGCAACTCAACAATCAATTAAAGCATATGTAGATGCACAAGTAACAGCATCTGATTTAGACTTTCAAGGTGATTCAGGAGGTGTACAAAGCATAGACCTAGATAGTGAAACATTTACTATTGCAGGTACAAGTAATGAAATAACAACAACATCAGCAGGTAATGCACTAACAGTATCACTAAATCCAAACATTAGTGGTTTAACAAGTGTAGCTGCTACAACTTTTACAGGAGCATTGACTGGAAATGCTAGTACAGCAACAGCTCTAGCTACAAGTAGAAATATTGCAGGTGTAGCTTTTGATGGAACAGCAGACATTTCATTATCAACAGACAATATTACAGAAGGATCTAATTTGTACTACACAAGTGCAAGATTTGATTCAGCATTATCAGCTAAATCTACAACAGACCTTTCTGAGGGAACAAATTTATACTATACTGATGCAAGAACAGATGCTAGAATTGCATTAAATACAGGTAGTAATTTAGATTTATCTAGTAAATCAACAACAGATTTAAGTGAAGGCAGCAATCTGTACTTTACTGATGAGAGAGTAGATGACAGAGTTAGTAATTTAGTAGTAGGTGGTACTGGAATAACAGCAAGTTATGATGATGCTGCCAATAGCCTAACAATAACTAACTCAGCACCTGACCAAACAGTAGCAATAACTGCATCAAGTGGAACTGGAATAAGTGCATCAGGAACATATCCTAACTTTACAGTAGCAGGAACAGATGCAACAACAAGTGCAAAAGGGGTTGCCTCTTTCTCATCATCACATTTTAGTGTTAGTAGTGGAGCTGTTAGTATTGCAGCAGATTCTATAGATGATACACTTATAGATTTTGGAACAGGAGCAAATCAAGTTAATACAGATGACTTACCTGAGGGTTCTAGTAATTTATATTTTACACAAGAAAGAACTGATGATGCAGTTAATAATTTACTTGTAGCAGGTTCAGGAATTGGTTTAACATATAGTGATGTAAATAATACATTAACAATAGCCTCTACACAAAGTGGTATAGGACTAACTGATTTCTCTGTAACAGATGCAGGAGGAGATGGTTCATTAAGTTACAATAACTCTAATGGAGTGTTTACTTATACTGGACCTAGCCAATC